TAATGGGAAGGAGGTTGAGACATGGCTGGCAGAATTCAGGGTATTACAGTTGAAATCGGCGGCGATACTACCAAACTACAAACAGCCCTTAAGGGCGTTAATACAGAGATTAGGAATACGCAGAGCCAGCTGAAAGATGTCGATAAGCTCCTGAAACTTGATCCGGGGAATACGGAACTACTTGCCCAGAAGCACAGACTTTTGGGGGATGCCGTCAAGGAAACGAAGGAAAAGCTGGAGACCTTGAAGACGGCGGCAGAACAGGCTGAACAGGCTTTGAAGGACGGCGCGATCACGCAGGATCAGTATGATGGCCTGCAGCGTGAGATCGTTGAAACGGAACAGAAACTGAAATCCCTGGAGGAACAGGCGAAGCAGTCTGGAACGGCTTTGCAGAATATCGCCGCTAAGGGTGAGAAGCTGAAGACGGTTGGTGACAATATCAGCAATGTCGGAACGAAGCTTCTTCCGGTTACGGCGGGAGTTGTTGGACTTGGTACGGCGGCGGTGAAAACTGCCGCTGATTTTGACTCTGCCATGAGCAAGGTGGCTGCGGTATCGGGCGCAACAGGAAAAGATCTGGATGCTCTGAGGGATAAAGCACGTGAGATGGGAAGCAAGACTAAGTTCTCTGCGTCTGAGGCGGCTGAAGCCATGAACTATATGGCGATGGCTGGCTGGAAGACAGAGGATATGCTTTCCGGTATCGAAGGCGTGATGAACCTTGCGGCTGCTTCCGGTGAGGATCTGGCGACCACTTCCGATATCGTGACGGATGCATTGACGGCATTCGGATTATCGGCAAAGGACTCCGGGCATTTTGCGGATATCCTTGCGGCGGCGAGTAGTAATGCGAATACGAATGTCAGCATGATGGGCGAAACTTTCAAGTATTGCGCTCCGATTGCCGGTGCTTTGGGATTCTCCGCTGAGGATACGGCGGAAGCGATCGGTCTGATGGCCAATGCCGGTATCAAGGGTTCACAAGCCGGTACTGCTTTAAGGACAATCATGAACAACCTTTCCGGGGATGTGAAGATATGCGGTTCTTCCATCGGAGAGGTTACGGTTGCGACCACGAATGCTGACGGTTCCATGAGGGATCTGTCGGATATCCTGGCTGACTGCAGAACTGCATTTTCAGGATTATCAGAATCGGAAAAGGCAGCTGCGGCGGAAAGCCTTGTCGGAAAGAATGCGATGTCAGGCTTCCTGGCTCTTATGAACGCCGGAGAAGCGGATATCAATAAGCTTTCATCTGCAATCGACAACTGTGATGGTTGTGCTGCCGGTATGGCTGAGACCATGAATGATAACCTTGCCGGTCAGCTGACGATACTGAAATCACAGCTGCAGGAATTGGCTATCTCTTTTGGAGAATTGTTGATGCCTGCGATCAGAACTATTGTCGGATGGATCCAGAAGTTTGTGGACTGGCTCAATTCGATGGATGAAGGCACACGGAAAGTCATTGTCACGATTGCACTGGTGGCTGCGGCTATCGGTCCGGTACTGATCATCGTTGGGAAAGTCATATCCGCTATCGGTACGATCATGACGATCATTCCGAAGCTGGCAGGCGTGATCAATGCGGCGAAAGGTGTGATTGCAGCCTTCAATGCAGTATGTGCGGCGAATCCGTATGTGCTGATCATAGCGGCTATCGTGGCTCTGGTGGCGGCGTTCATATATCTGTGGAATAACTGCGAAGAGTTCCGTCAGTTCTGGATTGACCTTTGGGAGAGTATCAAAGAGATTGCCGTTGCCGTGTGGGAGGCTTTGAAGGAGTTCTTCACAGCGGCATGGGAAGCAATAAAGACCACGGCTGTTACGGTCTGGAATGCGATCAAGGATTTCTTTACCGGGCTTTGGGAAGGTATCAAGAATATCTTCACGACTGTGGTGAATGCGATTAGCACGTTCCTGACGAATGCCTGGAACGCAATTAAGAATACCGTGACTACGGTGTTCAATGCGATAAAAACCTTTTTCACGACGATCTGGAACGGGATCAAGTCTGTTATTACGACCGTGGTGACAGCGATATCCACCTTCCTGAGTACGGCGTGGAATGGTATCAAGACCGCAATCACAACGGTGCTGAATGCAATCAAGTCCGTGGTAACAACGGTCTGGAACGGCATTAAGACCACGATCACGAATATCGTGAACGGGATCAAGAATGCAGTCACGACAGCGTGGAACAATATCAAGTCTGCGGTATCGAATGCGGCCAATGCCATAAAGAATGCTGTTTCCAATGCGTTCAATGCGATGCTGAATGGCATCAAGAATGTCTGCGGAAATATCTATGGCGCGGTGAAGAGCGGATTTGACAAGGCTATCAATTTCGTGAAGAACCTGGCATCGGAAGCTTTCCAGTGGGGCGCTGATTTTATCGGCGGTATCGTGAACGGTATCAAGTCCATGATCGGCAAGGTCGGAGATGCGGTTTCATCTGTTGCGGATAAGATACGGAGCTTCCTGCATTTCTCCGTTCCGGATGAAGGACCACTTACGGATTATGAGAGTTGGATGCCGGACTTTATCGGTGGACTGGCGAAGGGCATTGAGAAGAGCCGGGGCATGATCGAGAATGCTATGAACGGAGTGACTTCTGATCTGACCATTACTCCAAGAGTGATGGCAGCTCAGGGAGGCTATTCCGGTTCTGCGGCTTCAAGCGGAGATCTGATCTCCGGTATCAACACGGCACTGAATACGGCTTTGGCCGGGGGCGGTGCTGCAGGGGATATCGTGATCCCGGTTTATATCGGTGGTGACATGATCGATGAGATCGTGGTAACGGCTCAGCAGAGAATGAATTTAAGAAGTGGAGGCAGGTAAGATGGCTCATTTGCAGTATCTTGTTTTTAACAATGAGAATATCCCGATGCCTGCCTCTTATTCTGTGAGTTTATCGGATGTGGAGGCAGACAGCGGGGGTGTGACGGAAGCAGGAACCACACAGAGGGATGTTGTCCGTGAAGGTGTGGTTCAGATCGGAGTCACTTTCAGGGTATCGAAGAAGTGGCTCAATAAGTTTTCGGCGTATAAGAAGCTGGCGAGTATTACGGTGGGATATCTGGACTTGGAGACTATGAACATCGTGAATACGCAGATGTATATTGACGGGTATCAGGTGAAGCTGGTCAGCGATACAAGCTATGGGAGCTTGTGGGAGGTGAGTTTTATGCTGAAGGAGTTTTGATTCTTGAATCGCCTCATTATTGACATATGTTAGAAACAATACTATACTATGGTGTAGTTATTGACATATGCCAGAAAGGAAACGCCAATGCCAAGACCAAAACGTTGCAGAAGAATATGTGGATATCCTGATTATTGGAGCTTTGTACCTGAGGGTTCAGACAGTACAGAGACTGTTGTTTTTATGCTGGATGAATATGAGACGATACGGCTGATCGATTATCAGAAGCTGACACAGGAAGAATGCGCAGAGGCAATGGGGGTTTCGAGGGCTACGGTAACAAGCATTTATGAAAATGCAAGGTATAAGCTTGCCGATGCTATGGTAAATGGTAAAAGAATCCGTATCACAGGAGGTTCCTACAGGATTGATTCCATACCGGCAAGTGCAGAAGTAGGCGAAAAAGGAGACGATATTATGAGAATCGCAGTAACTTATGAAGATGGAATGATCGGACAGCACTTCGGAAGAACAGAACAGTTCAAGATCTATGATATAGCGGATGGTGCGGTAAGCAGTTCACAGATCATTGATACCAACGGAACCGGTCACGGTGCGCTTGCGGGATTTCTTCGTGCAGCAGAGGTTGAGACACTGATCTGTGGCGGAATCGGAATGGGTGCGAGGGTTGCGTTGCAGGAAGTTGGAATCAAGTTGTTGCCGGGAGTAAATGGTGATGCAGATGCAGTGGTAAAGGATTACCTTGCTGATAAGCTCGACTATGATCCCGATACGGAATGTCATCATCACGATCATGAACACGGCGAAGGTCATGAATGCCATCACGGCGATTGCGGTTCTCACGGATGTCATTAAGTAGTACGGAGGGAAAGAGGAATCTGCTTCCGGATCTGTTTTTCACATTCGCCAAGATAGGACTGTTTACCTTTGGCGGCGGATATGCGATGATCGCACTGATTGAAAATTCGTGCGTGGAAAAGAAGAAGTGGATCACTCATGATGAGATGATGGATGTTACCGTAATTGCGGAGTCCACGCCGGGACCGATCGCGATCAACTGTGCGACATTCGTTGGATATAAACAGAGAGGTTTTCTTGGAGCATTGGTAGCTACCATAGGAATGATACTTCCTTCATTCTGTATCATTTTCCTGATATCAAGGTTTCTGGATAACTTCCTGGAGATTACCTGGATTGCAAACGCTTTTCAGGGGATAAAGATTGCCGTGGGGATACTGATCGTCGATGCGGCGGTCAAAATGATATCGAAGATGCAGAAGAAAAAGCTGCCGAGGGCAATCATGGTATGTGCCTGTGTGGTAATGCTTGTGATTGATTTTCTGGCACTTCATGTATCTTCAATCGTCCTTATGCTGATAGCCGCTGTTTTAAGTTTGGTCATTTATCTGATCAAGGGAAAACCGGGTAAGGAGGGAACGAAGAATGATATATCTTGAATTGTTCATCGGATTCCTTCAGGTCGGTTTCTTTTCTTTCGGAGGAGCTTATGGTGCTATTCCGCTGATCAGGGATGTGGTGCTTCATTACGGATGGCTGAATGACGAAACGCTGACATATATGATAGCAGTCAGCGAGAGCACACCGGGACCAATCATGCTGAATCTGGCAACGTATGTGGGAAGCTCGCAGGCAGGGATATTGGGCGCGCTGATCGCAACTTCTGCAGTCGTGCTCCCGTCGTTTGTGATCATTCTTCTCATTATGGTCGTGCTGAAAGCCTTGTTGAAGAAGCCGGCTGTACAGGCAATATTACGTGGCTTGAAGCCGTGTATCGTGGGAATCATACTCGCCACGGGCATATATATCGCAGTTACAAACTGCATTGTAAAAGAAGGAACGCTGTCTGTGAGTATTCCGATTGTAGTAATGACAGCGGTTTTAGCAGGATTGTATTTTGGATCAAGGAAGTTTACAAAGAAGGGAATATCACCGATCGGACTGATCAGTATATCCGCAGTGGCGGGTATGGTTGCGTTCGGATTGGTCTGAAATAATAAGAAATGACATTTTTCAGGGAGTCGAGAAATCGGCTCTCTTTTCATGTCCGGAGGGAGGTGGTCATTTGTATCCGGTAAGCCAGGCCTTCTTAAATGCGGTGAAGGCGAACAATAGAAAATACTACTGGACCGGTAAGATCACAACGACTGCCGGAACGATTTATAACTTTGATCAAGATGATATGGTCAAGGGCAGTGGGTATATCACTTCCCAGTGCTGCGGATCCACGGAGATCGAACTGGGAACGGTGTATGCTGCGGAGATGGGGATTTCGCTTTTCTCTGAGATCAACCGGTACACGCTGGAAGATGCGAAGGTGGAGCTTTTCTATCATCTGCAGGTGGCAGGCGGTTCCTATGAGAGAATCCCGATGGGGATTTTTGAAGTATCGGAGGCGAACAGGAAGGCAAAGTGCCTGGAGATCAAAGCCTATGACTACATGGTTCGGTTCGAGAAGGCATTTTCTTCTCTGGAATCTATCGGTAACGCTTATGACTTCATGGTGCTATGCTCTACTGCCTGTGAGGTAACACTGGCTCAGGACAGGGCAACGATTGAAGCAATGCCGAACGGGACGGAGAACCTGTCCATCTATTCGGATAATGACATTGAGACTTACCGCGATGTGCTGTTCTATGTGGGACAAGTGCTTGGCGGTTTTTTCGTGATCAACAGAGCCGGGGAACTGGAACTGCGGAAGTATGGAAATACGCCGGTGCTGACAGTAGAGAGAAAACACAGGTTCACATCCAGCTTTTCCGACTTCATCACAAGATATACAGCGGTTTCTTCAACGAACCTGCGGACGCAGATGGCGGAGTATTACGCGCTGGATCCTGATGATGGTCTGACTATGAATCTGGGTGTGAATCCGCTTTTGCAGTTCGGTCTTGAAGAGACCAGGCGGCAGCTCTGCACTAACATTCTGAATGATCTGGCTGTAGTAAATTATGTTCCGTTTGATTCTGACACGATTGGGAATCCGGCGCTGGATGTGGGAGATATCCTCTCCTTTACCGGCGGACAGGCGGATTCTACGAAGTATGCCTGTATTACTTCCAATAGCATCAAGATCGGAGGCAGGCAGAGCATCAAGTGTGTGGGAAAGAATCCGAAGCTTTCTCAGGCGAAGAGCAAGAATGATAAGAATATCTCCGGGCTGTTGGCACAGATTGAGGCAGGGAAGATCGGAATTCATACATTCACCAATGCTTCGGCATTTACGGTCAGGGATGTGGATACGAAGATCATTTCCATAGAGTTTGCCACGACGGAAGCGAATCATGCTCAGTTTTTTGGACAGGTGATCGTGGATATGACGGCTCAGCCGGTGACAAGGTCGGTGACGGCATCCGGGGATGTGGTGATCCCATCTGTCCCGGTTGATGATCTGCCGGTGGATCCGGATGATCCTGAGGAAGAGCCAGTGGTGATCGGCAATACGGAAGAGCAGACCATAACGGTTTCCCTTCCGATGAGCTGGCAGGAGGATGGTCATGCGGATGTGATCTTTTCCTTTGAGTTCAATAACCAGATGATCCCGGTGCATTATCCGCAGGAGAACTGGCACTCTGGAAGGCATACGATCCTTCTGTACTATCCGATTGAGAACGTGGTTCCGAACTACACGAATATCTTCAATGTCTATATGCGTTGCGTCGGTGGCACGGCTGCGGTGGATACAGGGATGTGTATCGCTTCTATTTCCGGACAGAGCATGGGCGCTTCAGCTGCATGGGATGGCAGGATTGATATTGAAGAGTATGTGGATCTGTTCAGAATCGGCAATGGTTCTCAGACTGACAGGCTGCAGGTGAAGGCATTTACCGAGAGTGATGTCTGGGAAATCAAGGAGACTGTGAAGCGGTTCTATTCGGATGTGAAGTCAGGAAGGACAAACGTGGGCGGATTTGCTATGCCGGTGGATGTGCCGGGAAGCAATAGTTAGGAGGCTTTTATGAAGAGATATACAGGAAATCTGGTCTTGGAACTGGAAGATGTGAATACGGGTGTTGTGGAGACGGTATCGGAGACCAACATGGTCACCAATGCCGTCAATGACATTCTGGGAGTAAATCCGATGGGTGTCATGTATAAAGCCGGCGGACAATATGATGATTCCTTGACATGGAATCAGGAGTTGCTTCCGATCTGTCCGAATATGATCGGCGGCATCCTTCTTTTTCCAAGTTCCATTACGGAGCAGGCGGATAACCTTTATCTGCCGTCAACGAATCTGCCGGTGGCTTATGCCAGTAATGATGTCAATGCCACGGCAAATACGAAGAGGGGCAGCATGAACCTGACAGAGAGCATGAAGTTGACGGATGGGTTCAAGTTTGTCTGGGAGTTTACGCCTTCTCAGGGAAACGGCACGATCGCAGCAGTTGGACTTACTTCCAAGCAGGGCGGGGCGAATGCCTACGGATCAGAAGTAGCGGTAGACAGTACACTGCTTCAGATCAAGAAGGTCAGCCTGGATGATGGGGATGGTTTCATCAACGACCTGTTCCGCTGTGTGACGGTGGATTTTGAGAATGCGAAGCTGTATGCGCTTTGCTATGCAAGCAATACTGTCACAATCAAAAGGTACAGGATCCCGGTATTTGATATCGGCCTGAATGAGAAGCTGGATGATTCCACGCTGACTTTGGAGGATACGACCGTTCTCCAGTGCAGCACCTTCCATTTCTACGGAAGTTATACGCCGTATGGAATCTTTATGGATGGCGGTGATGGGTACTGGTATGGATTTGCCAATCAGGGCAATTCCTCCGGAAGCGCAACAGTACTGTGGATCAAGATCAAAAAGAGCGATTATACATTTACGGAAGGTCAGTGGACGCTTTCCAATGCAACGCTGATGACGATGGGAAGTTTCAAGGAAGGTTCGAGTTATCCTTCCGGAAACAGAAGCGCGGTTGTGAGGAATGGATATCTGTATGTGCCGTCTTATGACAAGACCGGCGTTTACAAAATCAATATCTCCAATAGTACTGACGTGACACTGATCAGCTTGGGATTCACATCAACCATGAAGTGCCTGGGTGAGACAGGAAGCTGTGATTGCTGCATGTCCATCATCAATGACATTATCGTGGCTTATGATTTTGAGATTGATGTAAATGATAACGTGATCGCAACGTTTGCCGGGGAGAGATGCGGAAATGTTTCCACACCGTTCTTCTGGTATAAGGAATATGTTTTCGCCTGGGGCGGCGCTTATTTGAATCAGTACAGGTACACATGGATCCTCACGCCGTATCTGGCTACGATCTGCAATCTGTCGCAGGCCGTGGTGAAGAATGCGGATAAGACGATGAAGATCACGTATACGCTGATGGAGCAGACGGTAACGCCGTAAGGCTTCTGGTAACTGAATAACTGTTTTCGAGGGATGGCTTTGGCTGTCCCTTTTAGTTTGCAACAAAATGGAGGGATTTGTGATGAAAGAGTTTTGGAATGTGATTCAGGCGATCTTTGCGGCGGTAGGCGGCTGGCTTGGATATTTTCTTGGAGGATGTGACGGCCTGCTTTATGCGCTTCTGGCTTTTGTGGTGTTGGATTACATCACTGGGATTATGTGTGCAGTGGCGGACAAGAAGCTTTCGTCTGCTGTGGGGTTCAAAGGAATCTGCAGGAAGGTGCTGATCTTTGCGCTTGTCGGCATCGGGCATCTGCTTGATACACAGGTGATCGGGAGCGGGAGCGTTTTAAGGACAGCGATCATTTTCTTCTATATCTCAAATGAGGGATTGTCGTTGGTGGAGAATGCAGCATATCTGGGACTTCCGATTCCTACGAAGCTGCACAAGGTCTTAGAGCAGCTCCATGACAGGGCAGAGAAGGAAGATGAGAAAAAGGATGGTGAGGAATAATGGCATACACGAACAGTTCTATGGTGGCTTATACGAAGCTGAGTCCGAACCATTCCGGGCAGAGGACGATGGCGATTGACAGAATCACGCCGCATTGTGTTGTGGGTCAGTGTACAGCGGAAGGTCTGGGAGACTGGTTCGCAAAGAGCAGCACACAGGCATCCAGTAATTACGGCATCGACAAGGATGGGCGTGTCGGGATGTATGTTGAGGAAAAGAACCGTTCCTGGTGTTCTTCCAGTAATGCCAATGACCAGAGGGCAATTACGATTGAGTGTGCTTCCGATACTAT